CCCACAATGCCAGACGCGAGAAGGAAGAAGCAAAGAAGCGTAAACAGCAAGAGCAGGAGCAACTTGAAATTAGCTTGATGCTGGGTGGTCTTGCGATCCTGTTGTTTATGTTGTACGTTGGAATCTATGAGGTCATGGATCACTGCGCTAAAGTTAGGTGCGGGCGGTGAATGAGTACCAGAAAGCCGCTGACATGACCTTCAAGATTGTTGGTGCTTGGTGGGGGGCAAATCTGTTTCTGGATTTAATCAAGATACTGCCCAACTTTATTTCGGACAAGATTGTGAATAAAGTGCTTGGAATGGTTGGACTATGAGTGAAGAAAAGCCAGCAGACGTATTGAGTAAGGTGCTGTCCTACGTAGACAGCCCGTTTAAACTGTTTGCGCTGATACTCATGGCGGTGTTTGCTTTCTCTGGGTACTTTGTCTGGCAGAACCAAGCCTTTTTGTTTGAGGCGTACAAAGAGAATAAGAAGCTCCCAACGATTGCAGAGGACAGGGCGGAAGACGTTGCAGCGCATTTGTTCAAAAACACGAATGCGGCGGTGGTGGCGATATTCAAAGTCAACCCTCTGTTTGGTACAAGGGTGCTATATCGGGCGTATACCCGCGAGGGCAGGGACAGAACCCATGAAGGTTTAGACGTAGGGTTGTTTACTCAGAGTTCAGCCAACAACCGTGATGTGGTTGCGTTGATGGCCAATGAGATACCTTGCAGTGAATACAATGTGCCTCAAAGTGAGATTGGTCTTTGGTATATTGACAAGGGCGTAAGATTTGGATGCCGTGTAAGTGTCCCGCCAGAGCAGGGCAGGTTTGTTGGACAGATTACTGTCGGGTGGGAAAAAGAACCCAAAGATGTACACAAAGAAATGAGTATGTTATTGATTGCAAGTACTATGCTCAGTAAAAGTAAACAGTAAAGGATCATTATGCTGACACTACTCTCCACGCTAATTTCGTTTTTAATGGGCGGTTTGCCCAAGATTCTGGAATTCTTCCAAGACCGAGCGGATAAAAAGCACGAGTTAAATCTTGCCCAAATGCAGATCACCCGTGAGCTGGAACTGCGTAAAGCGGGCTTTGAGGCGCAGGAACGCATTGAACACATCAAGTCAGAACAGCTTGCCACAGAAAGCGCGGCCAATACCCAGCAGGTTCTGATTGGTGCGCAGCAGGCAGAAATGCAGGCTGTCTACGCCCACGACATGAGTTTAAACGAGGGCACTAGCGAGTGGATGAAGAACCTCCGCGCTTCTGTTCGCCCAGTTATCACCTACGGCTTCTTCTTCCTGCTGTTGTTTATTGACATCGGCCTGTTTGCTTACGGCTGGAGCCGTGGTGTGCCGTTCACCGAGTTGGCTGAGATGCTGTGGGACTCTGACACCCAAGCGTTGTTTGCCTCAATCATTGCGTTCCACTTTGGTGGCCGGGCGTTTGGTAAATGAAAATCTCAGACAAGTGTTTACACATGATCCGCCACCACGAGGGCGTGAGGGTAAACCCGTATAAATGTCCAGCAAAGCTTTGGACAATCGGGGTCGGCCATGTCATGTTCCCAGAGCAAGGCAAGCTGAAGATAGACCAGCGGGATGCGTTTACACCACCCGCAGAAGCCATGCGTAAATATTCAATGGAGGAAGTCGATGCAATACTTAGGGCAGACCTTGCTCGCTTTGAGAAAGGCGTGGCTACTTATTGTCCTGTGCCTCTTACTCAAGGACAGTTTGATGCGTTGGTATCATTTTCCTTCAATGTGGGGCTAGGCACATTGCAGCGTTCAACTCTGCGTCAGAAGGTGATGCGTGGTGATATGGAAGGTGCGGCAGAAGAACTCTTGAAGTATTGCATGGCGGGGGGTAAAATTCTCAAAGGGCTGCAAAAACGTCGCATCGACGAACGCGCCGTGTTTCTATCTTAGGACTGCCGATGCCGCTTAAAAAACTTCAGCTCAAGGCCGGTGTTAACCAAGAAAACACCAGATATACCAACGAAAATGGTTGGTGGGCTACCGACAAGGTGCGCTTTCGTCAAGGCACGCCTGAAAAAATTGGTGGGTGGACACGCATTTCAAGCAGTTATTTCCTTGGAGTTTGTCGCTCTTTGTGGAATTGGGTTACGTTGGGCGGCTCAAATTTGCTTGGTGTTGGAACCAATTTAAAGTTCTATATTGAACAAGGTGATATTTATAACGACATCACACCGCTTCGCGCTTCTTCTACTATTAATACCGACCCATTTACTGCTAATGGTACAACCACAGTTACAGTAACTGATACCGCTCACGGTGGTACGACAGGTGACTTTGTCACATTTAGCGGTGCTACAGGTACATATGCTACGACTTGGAACCAAGAATATCAGATTACAGTTTTGACTGTAAATACGTACACAATCACGGTGGCATCTGCAATCCCAGCAGGTTCATACGGCGGCGCGGCTGTTGTAGCCGCATATCAAATTGACGTAGGCCCCGAGACTGCATTACCTAGTATTGGTTGGGGCGCGGGTCCTTGGGGTTCCGGTCCTTGGGGTACTGGTACAGCTACAGTGTATCCAATTCGTATTTGGAGCCAATCTAATTTTGGCGAAGACTTGGTATTTGGACCTCGTGGTGGTGGGATTTATTATTGGGCCAGTAGCTCTGGTTTAACTTCTCGTGGTGTGTTGGTATCTAGTTTAGGTGGGGCAGTGACATTTACCAATGCGAGTCCTACTGTTGTTACTGCAACAACTACATTCTCAGAAGGCACAACTCTACAGTTTGCAGCTACAAGCTCACTACCAACAGGCGTTTCCGCTAGTACAACTTATTACGTGTTTAATGTAGATGGGCTTACATTTAATCTAACGGACAGTATTGGTAACCTAATTAATACAACATCTACAGGTTCTGGTGTGTACATCTCTAATATCGTGGATGTGCCAATAGTTCAGAACTACATAACCGTATCTGACGCATCACGTTTTGTGTTTTGTTTTGGTGTGAACGACTATGGAAGTCTTGTGCAAAACCCAATGTTAATGCGTTGGTCAGATCAAGAGAATATATATCAGTGGACACCTGCGGCTACCAACCAAGCCGGTAGCTTATTGCTATCACACGGTTCAAAAATCGTAACCGTAATGCAAGCGCGTCAAGAACTTTTGGTGTATACAGATTCAACACTATATTCACTACAATATCTTGGCCCGCCCGTCATCTGGGGTTCTCAGTTGCTTGGTGACAATATATCTATTGCGGGGCCAAACGCAGTGGCTCTTGCATCGGGGGTTGTGTATTGGATGGGCGTTGATAAGTTCTACTCTTATAACGGTCGCGTGCAGACACTTCGTTGCGACTTACGCCAATACATTTATGGCGACATTAATCTTGAACAAGCAGATCAGTTTTTTGCAAGTACTAATGAAGGTTTTAACGAAGTTTGGTTCTTCTATTGCAGCGCTAACTCTACAACAATTGATAAATACGTTGTCTATAACTATTTTGAAAACGGTGGTGAAGGCGTATGGTATTACGGCGAAATGGCGCGTACAGCATGGCTTGATTCTGGCCTGCGTAACTACCCAATGGCCGCAACGTATATAAAAAATATTGTGTACCATGAATTTGGTGTAGACGACAACACAACCGAAGTTTCAACCGCAATCTACTCGTATATTAGCTCCAGTGAGTTTGATATTGAGGATGGTGATAGGTATGGGTTTGTATGGCGTATATTGCCTGATATTACGTTCCGCGGCTCTACAATAGAAAATCCAACGGGGACATTAACTTTGATCCCAATGCAGAACTCAGGTTCTGGATATAACAACCCAACATCTGTAGCGGGCAGTGATAACGCGTCGGTGACTCGTACGGCAACAGTACCAATTGAACAATTTACTGGTCAAGTCTACGTTAGGGTGCGTGGTCGTCAAATGATCCTGCAGTTTGAAAACGAACAACTTGGATCGGCGTGGCAGTTAGGTTCTCCTCGTATTGACATTAAAGTTGATGGTAGGCGAGGTAATACATGACGTTTATTGTTACTTCTGAAACTGAGCTTAAAAAAATTGCGGCTCCCAGTTTACCGCTTGCCCCCCAGCAATATGAATATACATATCAAGACCAATTTTCTAACGTCTTGCGTTTGTACTTTAATCGGCTGGATGACTTTATTGCGCGGTTTAATACTGCATCAAATACGGCTGGCCTGCGCGTGCCTTACGGTGCTTTTTCAGACTTTACCACCCAAACAACAACAGCTAATACAGCTACGTTAGTGGCGCTGTCTGTGACGGATTTTTCCAGTGATGTGTTTCTCGATACTGGGTCAAAAATAACGGTAGCTAACGCTGGTATCTATAACTTACAGTTCAGCGTGCAGGTGCAGAACTTAGATAACGCTCCTGAAGACATGTTTATTTGGCTGAGGCAAAACGGGACTGATATTGTTGGGTCAACTGGAAAAGTTGGCATGCCAGCTAGAAAGAGCGCGGGAGTTCCGTATCACGACATTAAGGGTTGGAATTACTTCTTGTCCATGAACGCTAATGACTACGTGCAGATTTACTGGTCTGTGCCCAATCCTTTGGTTACTATTGAGCAGTATCCAGCTTCTGGAACGCCAACTAAACCGTCTACAGCTTCTGTTGTGGCTACGCTGTCATTTGTGTCTGCGCTTCCACCATGATAAACTTGATTAACCCCCCTTTTAAGAGGCAACTATGAGCCTACAACACGCTGCAAATTACTTGGCTTCACGAGGTCGTGGCCCTGATGACACGCTTGTTCACATGACCCGTGGAGAAGTAAAAAGTCTTCAGGAAATTGCACGGGCGCATGGCGGCTCACTAAGTATTAACCCTGATACGGGTCTTGTAGAGGCTGGCTTTCTAAAGAACCTCCTGCCTATGATTGCGGGCGCTGGTATTACTGCCCTTACTGGCGGTGCGGCGGCTCCTTGGATGATTGGTTTAGGAGTTGGCGGTGTTCAAGCAGCTCGTACTGGCAGTTTGGAGAAGGGTCTCATGGCGGGGCTGGGTGCTTATGGTGGCTCAGGTCTGATGACTGGTTTGTCCGCTTCCGCTGGAGCGGCAGAGGCCGCTAATCCTGCTTCAAGTTTTGCTGGTAAAGCCGTCCCCCCAATTGAACAAATTAACCCTTCTAATGCGTTATCAATAGGGGATAAACTTAAATATGGTATTCAAGGTCTAGGTACTGAAGCCGGACGTGGCGCGGCATTAAGTTCTTTGGGTGGTGGGTTTGGCGCGGCAAAAACTGCCGGTATGGCACTAGCACCTGCTTTGATGGATTCTGGTGATCAAGGTCCTCCACCTTCTGATGACGAACGCTACAACTACAGTTTTAATCCCGGTCGTGTGACTGATCCTAATGCAGGCTACACAGGCGCGGCTACTGGCGAACGTACGTATTTCCGTCCGTCTTATACAAGGTTGCCAAACACCAAGGGTTTTAATGAAGGGGGCATAGCGCACTTTGATGAGGGTGGTGACACCTCGGATGTGCCCCCTTACAAACCAAACACAGCATTGTTGCAAGGTGCCGCAGCAATGAACAACGTAAGACCTTTTACTGGTAACGTGCCTTTTGCACAACCTGCAACTTCTCCTGCTCAAGTTGGTAGCATTCAACCCACTACAAGCAACCCGTTCTACACAATGACTGGGGAGTCTGGTGATGCTTACAGATATTTGATGGGTTTAGGTCCAACTTCAGCGGCAACAAACCCAGTAATTGCTACAAAACCAAACATTACAACCCAACCTACTGGCGGTGGTGACGGCGGTGGTGGAGGCGGTGCTAGTCCTATTATGGGTGGCGCAAGTGTGGGTAATGCCCCTCCAGCTGAAGTCGACCCATACGACCAAGAAAATCAAGACGCTATTAACAAAATTGAAGAAGAAGTTGA